CCGTCAGGGTGGCCGCAATGGCACCGACCCAGAGATGTTCTTCAAGCACCCAGAGGACACCATGCGTGAGCGTGCCCACGTGGGCAGCGCCGCTTGGATCGACGCCCCCTCAGTGCTCCAAGAGTTCGTACAGGGTTCAATGGCCGGTGACGGTATGCCCATGTTTGAGTACGAGTACAACTCGGGTGGCTACACCAAGCGCCCCGCCCCCACGGTGGTGTACGACTGATGGCCCGCGGAGAAGACACTGGAGCACACCCCGGCAGGCAGGTCGGTAGGGACGCCCATGCGGCGCGCTCACAAGGTATCCAACACCCACACGCGGCTGCGGCCGCGGGTGTCCCTGCGGGGTCACACTGGTCGAAGGGCTTTGTTGGTCAGGTAGTAGGCCACGACAATGGTAATACCTACTTTGACGCCAAGGCGTCGGGAGGCGGTTCGACCGACTCCCTCCCAATTAACTGGGCGGGCGGAAAGGACAACGTAGGCAAGACGCTGGCTATGATGCCCCAAAGAAATGCAAGCGGTGATACCACGTGGTCCGCAATGGATTTGGACGCGGCTCACCCCGACACTCGTGCCCAGTACAAGCACCTGCCCGGGTACCGGTAACCCATAACACTTCCTATCAGCAAAGGCCCACTCCTTCGGGGGTGGGCCTTTTGCGTTGTGAACCTTGGAATACTCAGAGGTTGCTACACTCGTATTCCAACGAGTAACAGGAGAAAGAAATGCACCCCAAAGACGCCGCTCTCGCAGCAGTTTCCTATCTGCGCCGTCTGACCCCACGAGGCCAACAAGAGGAGCAAGAACTCCTGCACGTTATCCAGTCACTTTCATCCTTCTCCAACACCATCAGTAACGGCTATACTGATAGAAGCGTTTCCAACGTGATGTAACCCCATCTGCGAACGGAGTACTACATGACCACCGCACCCAGTCTGGTGCACGACCTGACTACAAGAGACTCCTCTGAAACCCGCACCCCCTGCACCTTCTCACTGATACAGCAGGCTATGACTCCAGAGGAATCAGAGGCGCTAACCAACGCCATGGCTCTTATCAAGGAAGACCGCGGGGTAGGGCGGGCCAAGGTGTACTCGTACGAGTGGTTGTCCGATGTGCTGAACAAGCACGGTCACCAAATCAGCACAAGCACCATTGGTCGTCACGCAAGGGGCAAATGTGGCTGCCAGTGATCTGACCAAGGACTTGAGTACTGGTAACACGGGGCGCTACGCCCTCGGCAAGATTGCTGAACTTCTAGCGCGCAACAACATTGACCCCGATGAGGTCGGGGAGATCAAGCGGGTATCCGTCTACCAGTCGCTCACCAAGAACGACGCTGGCGAGGCTGAGATACACGACTTGTTCGGCATCCAGATAAGCCCCAAGTTTGAGTCGGGTCCTGAGTGGCCTGTTGTACAGCCGGGGCCTGTTGTGAAGGTACCCCCGACCAAGGTCAAAGCCTCCAAGTCAGACTTCAAGACTTGCGTGGTTCTCCCCGACATGCAGATCGGGTACTACCGCAATGCTGCTGGGGACTTGGAGAGCACCCACGACGAAGAGGCTATGGATATCGCCCTTCAGATAACAGCACAAGTAAATCCGGATATGATCGTCATGGTCGGGGACAACCTTGACCTACCTGAGTTCGGACGATACCGGCTAAGTAACGCTTACGCTTTGACCACGCAAGCCTCCATTGATAGAGCAACGACGCTTTGCGCCCAGTTACGAGCAGCAGCACCTAACGCCGTGATTTACTGGATTTCCGGTAACCACGAAGAAAGGCTCGTTAACTATGTCATCGACAACGCCAAGGCAGCCATGGGACTTAAGCGCGGGAACACGCCAGAAGGGTGGCCGGTTCTCAGTGTTCCTTACCTTTGTAGGTTTGATAGTTACGATATTAATTATGTACCGGGCTATCCTGCTGGTCAAGTCTGGGTTAACCAGCGTCTACGAATCATTCATGGAGACAAAGTCAGATCGAACGGATCGACAGCACACGCGTACCTCAACTCTCAAAAAACATCCGTGGTTTACGGACACATCCACCGCAGGGAGTGGGCAGAAAAGAGCAGGGAAGATTGGGACGGAGCCAAAACTATTATGGCCGCGTCCCCCGGCACACTAGCGAAGTGCTCGGGAGCAGTGCCTTCTACAAAGGGTGGGATTGATCTGGATGGTCGCCCTCTCACCATTGTGGAAGACTGGCAGCAGGGTTTGGCCGTCATCAACTACGAGGAGGGGGACGGTGAGTTCTGGTATGAACAGATCGCAATTCATAACCGAAGGGCCTTCTACCAAGGAAGAGTCTTCTCCCCAACACTTGGCCCTAGTTGAGGTTCGCTGGATTGATGCGTTTGACGGTCCCCAAGGTTGGGTGTCCTACGACGACTACTCTCCAACTGGTGTCTCACCCGTTACTGTCGGGTTTCTCATGAAGGACTTCATGGTTGGGTACACGAGTGTGTGTTCATCGTACTTCTATGACGACAACAACCGACTAATAATCTCCAATCCAGTACACATACCCACTGGTATGGTAAAGAAGGTTACGCCCTTTGTACATTAAAAGTGGTAAAGTGTAATGCGACTCGTCATGACAGAGAGGGTCTAAATTCCCATGGATTTCTGGTCACCCTCGTATAGGGCTAGTAGTAACGATTTAACAGTCTCCATCTCCCCTCTCGGCCTCGTTGAGTTGGCTGACGAGGAGTTTGAAGTTCACGGCCCCCGCATGAACCGGTACTCAGCGGCGTGGGCTTTCTACCTTGGCCATCACTGGTCATACCGCCGTGAAACCGGCGAGGCGAACATCACGATGAACTACGTTCGCACGATGTCCGACTACATCACTAACTTCTGTTTTGGTAAGGGCATTCAGTTTAAAGTGCCCGAACAAAACGCAGCCGTTATTCCCTATCTGCTCCAGCAGGTTTGGGAGACACACAACAACAAGCACACCGTATTGTGGGAACTTGGGCAACTCGCAAGTGTCACTGGCGATGCGTTCTGCAAGGTGGCTTACGAAGAGTCATACCAAGACGGCATGGGGGTTACGCACCCCGGCAGAATCCGAGTTATCCCACTCAACCCAGCCCACTCATTCCCTGAGTACCACCCCCACGACAGGGACCGTCTGCTCCGCTTCAAACTGAAGTACCGGTTCTGGGGTACAAGCCCAGAGGGCACGCGGCAGGTATACACCTTCACGGAGATTCTTACTGACGACCTCATCGAACAGTACGTCAACGACGAACTGATCGACCAGTATCCGAATCCCATCGGCACCATTCCGATTGTGCACATCCCCAACATGAGCATCTCGTCATCTCCTTGGGGCCAGAGCGACATCTGGGACATCATCCCCCTCAACCGCGAACTGAACGAGAAGATGACCGAAGTATCGGACATCATCAACTACCACGCTTCACCAGTAACCATCATCACTGGTGCTAAGGCCGCTCAACTTGAGCGCGGTCCAAAGAAGGTCTGGGCTGGTCTTCCCAAGGACGCCAAGGTGTTCAACCTTGAATCCCGAGGTGAGATGGCGGGCGCTCTGGAGTACATCCAATTCCTGAAGCGCACCATGCACGAAATCACGGGCGTACCAGAGAACGCTCTGGGCCAGACCCAACCAATCTCAAACACTTCTGGTACGGCGCTGGCTATCCAGTATCAGCCAATCATGAACCGTTACCATATGAAGCGCATCCACTTCACCAAGGGGCTTCAGAAGATCAACGAGTTGATCATCCGTACCGCAGTGGTGTTTGCCCCCGAGGCGCTGGTGTACAACCCTTCTGTGGCTGAGCAACCTGAGCCTGACCAACTTCCGCAACTTGACCCCGCGGACCCCCTGACCTACCGGACAGAGATTCACTGGCCAGAGCCACTTCCCGTAGACGTGCTTATCAAACTCAACGAAGTCCAGTCGAAGATGGGTATGGGTCTGGAATCCAAGAAGGGCGCTCTGCGCATTCTTGGTGAAGAGTTCCCGAACGAGAAGATGGCTGAAATCTTTGAAGAACTCCGAGATGACCTGCTTGATCAGGGAGCCTTGGACATGCTCCGCGCCCAAATCAACCAAGCCGTAATGATGGCTACTGGTATGGTCCCCGGCCCGGACGGCACCGCCAACGTAGTATCTGCTGGAGGTGCTAATGTAACAGCAGCCGGTAACGGCAATAATGCTGGAACCCTCCCCGGTATGCAAGTATCTCCGGAGGGTGCTGGAATGATGAACAACCTAGTAGCAAAGGCATACGGAGCACGGCTAGCCCAGCGCCGCGTGCCCGACGAAGAATAAACCGAGATTCATAACTCACGTCAGTAGACGCCCAACCATACAGAGGTAAAAGCAATGTCAGAAGTAAATGATGGAATCACTATTCCTGTTGAGCGCGCAGTTCCTCTGAACTCCGCAAACATGCCCTCAAATGAGAAGTATTTCTCAGAAGAGGAAGTGACGAAGATTCGTCAGCAGGAAAAGGACAAACTCTACAAGCGCCTTGAGGATTCAGAGTCGCGCTACAAGCAGATGGAAGACCAACTGAGCGTCCTTGCAAAGGAACGTGAAGATGCAATCCGTCTGGCTGAGGAGCGGGCAAAGAAGGAAGCAGAAGTTCTGCGTCAGCGTGAAATAGAAGAACTGACCGCCAAGGAACTCCTCGCTCGCACCGAGGACCAGTTCAAGCAACGACTGAATCAAGTCGAACAAGAGTGGTCAGTGAAGTTCCAAGAGATGGAACAGCAGCGGATGGCCCAAGAGGCTGTCCTTGAGAAGGAGCGCGCGCTTCAGGCTCTGGAGTCATACCGTTCACGTCGTATGGCCGAGGAACAGGAAGCAATCATTCCTGAACTACTTGATCTTATCTCCGGTAACTCGCAAGAGGAGATAGAGAACTCAATTGGTGCACTTCGTGCAAGAAGTAGTGCTATCATTGAGTCAATCCAGCAAGCGGCTCAACCGAACCGTTTGCGGGGGGCGCAGGTTACCGCTCCCCCTGTCGGACCCTTGGATAATCAGATGGAATACCAGTCGTTCTCGGCGGATGATATCCGCAACATGCCGATGG